CCCTTTATATATTCGGAGGCTACCTTGTTTACTTCCTCCATGTGTTCAATAATATCTATCATAATGCCACTAGTATAGCAGTGGCGGGATAGGGTTGTTGCCACCTAGTTGAATTGGTTTCCCTACCCCGCCATCTACTACTTACAAGTTGTCGGATACTTGTTGTACCACGACTTGTATTTATTGTAAACAGACGCAGATGTGTATGCGCCCTTGTGATTTCCACGACCATCAATATCCCAAGGATAAAAGGTTTTACCATGTTGCGAAATGCTATAAGCAATCATGATATTATAGTTGCGTGTAAGCATCTTTGATGTATTCCACCAAGGTTGCTTTCCCCACGCTGCGCGATTGAATTGAAAAACTCCATAGTCTCCAGTAGAAGAAATGGCATCTGCCCTTCCTCCACTTTCTCTCATAGCAATAGACCAAGCGATCTTCAATCCTCTTCCTTTAAATCCTGCCTTTTTTAGTTCCCTAGCAAGCCAGTTTTTACAGGTAATCTTTGGCTTTTGAACAGCCATCTTCACGACAGGCTTATTCATAAAAGCCTCCGTCGCAATAGGTGCATTTGACTTAGCATACACCTGTTCGGTTGAAGCAGCATTAGCAGAAGCCGTAACAAAAGTTACTGCCATTATGCTAACCATAATTCCTCCTACCAGTCTTGTTTTCGTCATTTGATTCCTCCTACGCGGCGGCAACCTTTTAATCTTAGCACAGTTATCTGTGCTAACACAACTATTTCTTTCTTTTTTTCCATTCAATGAGATACTTGTCACACTTAGATGCGTTACAAGATCTACATGCATCGCGGCAACAGCACTTTACTTATTTATAGACTTTCTAATCTATTTATTTCATCATTGATATAAAAAATAGCCTTTTTTAGATCTTCAATTTGTTTGGCGTCATCCTTTATTCCTGCTCTCCAAAGATACTTAATGGCGTTTCCAACATTAAAATTTCTATGACGAGTAATCTGTATACACTCCACACCAGATGGATCTGAAGTGTAGTGAGGTGGATGATTCACCATATCCTTCACTTTTTTAGTCCAAATTTTTTCATTTGTCGGTATATTATCTGTAGACTCACGTTGCATTCTTTTGCAATCTCCTCTGGTGTCTTTTTATCTAAGTGTAATCTTTTTTTTAGGTATGCCTCTGAATGATGCAGGCCAACGTTCTTAGCCATATTCTAGAACACCTTTCCCCAATTGTCAATAATTAATGCTACCCATTCTATAAAATCTTTTTCTGATCTATCACTTTTTGCCATATTACACCATTTACAGCATGGTTGAATATTTTCTACAGTATATCCTAATTCTGAATTTATTCGATCAAGACCAGTATATCTAAATTGTTCAGACCAAGGGCTAGTCTTTGGAGGATTAAAGTAAGACAAGTTGGAACTATTACAATAAACACATGATTTTTGAATATATTTAAAAAACGTTTCTTTATCTAGATTCCATTCAAAATTTCTTCTTAGGGCTGCATTTCTATAGTTAAAAAATACTGCATTTTTTGCTTGTGAATTATCAGTTTTTCTATTTTTTATTCCTCTAGATTTAGATCTACACGGAGCACATCCTAATAATGGCTTATCTTTTGAATAAAGTTGAGCAGCAGTTTTATTAGATAAAACTGCTCCACAATTGCATACAAGTCTTATTCTTTTGCCATTTGGTTTACTATTTTTAAAATCTTGATATATTTCTATAACAATAAGGTTGCCAAACTTGTCTCCTAATTCAGGCCAATTATATTTTTTTGTTGCCATATTAAATTATACCATAAAATTATTATAAACTTAAAAAATTTTATTCCAATTTTTTATTGCAAAATATCCTATTGCAATCGCATCAGCCACATCGTCGTCATTTATTTTTAAATTGAATATTTCATTAATAAATCCTATAGTTTTTTGTTTTCTAAATAATCTTTCTTGAGTTTTATACCAAGAAGCAGATTTATTTGGATTTACATTACGAATTTTTTCTTTTTCATCTGCGGTTAACCTTTTATTTTGAATAAAATTTTGCCATTCCATTGGGCTAACACTTGCCACATGGCTTATACCTGCTATTCCAGCAGCAGCAACAAGTGCGCCATGACTCATTGCAAGATTTGCAGCAGTCTTTGGTGAATTCATATAGATCACTTGTTCTATCACCATGTATTCTACATCTTCAAAGTTTTCAAAGAATGCTTTTGTTTTGTATGCAGTATCAATAATCTTTTCATAGATATCGCTTCCAAAATACTTAATCTTTCCATAACTCTTTAACTTTTCTTCATAGAAATATGCAAACGCCAGACTATTAGTGCTAGCATCAATAGAACAGAATGACCTTGGTTTATTCGTCAATTCTTTCATAATCTATTATTCCCTTAAGTTGTTTCAACGCCTTGTCAATTTTATTTATATCAACATTGCATTGGCTACAGCGTTTTTTTGAGTTATAGATAGATAGAATTGTTCCACATCCAGCAGAACAGTATCGCTTCTTTCCCATAAAAGACTGCCTCTTTTTACTTCTTTGTCTTTCACTTACCTTTTCTTTAGTGGAAAGTTCCCTGCATTCTGGTGAGCAATAAATTTGATAGTTAACGTTTGGTGTAAAGTTATTGCCACACCAGTTGCAAGTCTTCATGCAAGATACTCCAAGGGTTCGATCTTATCTTTGCCCTTTGGAGCAAGAGCACACGCTGCTGATACAGGGCACCCCTTGCATACCTTTGAATTAGACCTGTAGGTCTTTTGAGGAATTTCCTCATTCTCCCACTGTGATCGAACTTTTCTCATCCAGTCAAAAGCATAGTCTGCCCATTCAATAAGTTCTGGTGTAGGCTCAACTGTGATGGCATGAAGTTCGTGAGAGTTCTTATTCTCATAGAGAAGGATTCCTAACTTCTTTCCAAGAACCTTCATGTAGATGACTAATTGCATTAAGTGATATGAAGGTGGCTTTGCATACTTCCTATAAGCAAAGGCTTCATCCCTCATTGTCTTAATTTCTACTACTGGCTGATCTTCCCCCCACTGAACTACCGCATCTGCAAAACCAAAGATTGGTGGATCTTGAGTAATGATTCTTTTTTCTTTCTCAACCATCATGCCAGCATCTTCAATTGCCTTCTGAATTCGCTCATGACTCATTGTTCCAGCACTCATATTTGCTACAGCATATGGATCGTGATCATCAACAAATTCTGTTCCAGTAAATGCTAACCACCAATATCTAGGGCACGCACCGTTTCCATACACAAGAGAGGATGGGCTAAAAGTCTTTTTCTTTTTGAATTCTGGCTGCCCCTTACCTGCGATATAGCCAGACTCAATCTTTTCAATAAACGCCTTGGTGTCTATTGCTCCTTCTGGTTGCTTATCCATTACTTGTTTTAAAAAGTTTTTAGCCATTATTATCCTTTGTTTGTAAAACATAATTGTACCCTACTTTAGTAGGAACTTTAATGCGGCAACGACTTTATCTACCTCTGCCGCTGCGGTGTAATAGATATTCTTTTTATCCCTATTGCTTTTGTCTACATTAGCCATCCATGTTGCTCGCATTTGAAGTTTTGCTGCAATTGCTTGCATCCTAACTATCTCTACGGTAGCAACGTGTGGTGGAATGTCTGGCTTAAAGATAACTTTGGCAATAAACTCTAGTGCCGAAGTTAACTCTGGATCATTCATGTACTCTGCAATTTCATACAGATCGTTAATCTGCTCAAGAGTCGTTGTCATTTTCGACCAACCTTTCAAATTCAGACCATTCAATTATGGCAAGCCTAGTTTTACCATCAAGGATTAAGCATATCGCAGGAGACTTTTGTTTGTCAACCCTTAAGGTATCTGTTACTACTTTTGCCCAAACATTTTGAGTGATGCTAAATGACTTAGTAAATTCTTTAAAATCTAACAAATAATTTTTCCATGTAGCGTCTCCCTTTTGTATTTTACCTCTACCACTATTCTTTTGTAATTTTGCACCAATTCGTTTAGCCTCACCTTTTTCAGACATTCCACTCCCTAGATTTTTTATACCAAACTTCAATCATTTTTTTAAAATCTCCTATAGGGTAATTTTTTTTTGCTTGATTGCATATCCAACAACATGCAACACAGTTTTCTACTGTGTATCCCACTTCATTTATTTTCCTGTCAACGCCGTTATATATTAGGGTATGATCTATTTTTCTACCTAGTTTAATTATTTGTTTTGGTTCTATCCCGCAGTAATGACAGTTTTCGTAAATGATTTTTGCAAAATCATCTTCTGGAATATTAAATGGTAAACCTGCTTTTATTGCTTTTGATTTATATCTATTCCATAATTGACGTTCTTTTGATGTTGAGTTGGTTTTTTTAATTGAGCATTTTTTACAAACATTGTGAAATGATTTTATTGAGGTATCTGTTTCGTATTCGCAATGAATACACTTCATTTTATATTTTTTATGTCTATCAGCATCCTTGTTCCATCCTACAACAATCTTACCTTGTTCAGATATCTGACCTATTTCAAGTGCAACATTAAAATGTATTTTATCCATATTACTAATTATATCATAAAAGGAGATGCTAGTATCCCTTTCCATAAAGGTTTACTTTTGAAACAAACTTGCATTCACACATCCAAGTAAAGTCAAAAGTATCTTTCCAGAACCTAGCCCTCTTTACTTCTGCCTTACATCTTTGACAGATAAACTCTCCATTGTAATTGGTAAACTTTGGCACTGGTTTTAGATGATTACGATTGTTGTAGTTCGGTTTATTATAGTTGCTCATTAGATACCTTCTCAATTAGTGCTTGTTGGATATCAAGGTTTTCCTTAACTCCAAGAATCAACTTCTCTCTACCTTGATAACGTTCTCCTTCAACCGTATACCAAGCGCCTCCTCGTTCAATAAAGCCAAGCATTTCTGATGTATCAACGAGGTCTGCTACAGAGTCAACTCCCAAATCACTTCCCCTAAAGTAGAAATCATACTCTCCTGTTTGGAATGCTGGACTTGTCTTTGAGAACTGAACATCCCAACGCACCTTTCGACCAACCTTTTCTTCAATAATCTTATCTCCAACATAGATCTTTCCTTTGATTGCTTGATTGTCAGACTCTGATGAGAAGAGTTTAATGATGGTAGACGAGTAGAACTTAGTCGCCATCCCTCCTGTAGGCTGCTGTGAGACGTACATAGCACCAATGTTGTTACGGGCCTGCGATATAAGAATCAACAGCGTAGGCTTTATTTGATTGTTTGCATAGTTAAGCATCTTAACAGCGTTTGTCATATCTCTTGCTTCTGCACCAATTTGTTTTGTGTTCTCTAATTGTTTCAGATCTGTACTATCTTTTTCAAAATAGATCGCAGGAAGGAGTGCAGAGATGCTGTCAACAACAATAAGATCTACCCCTGCCTTCATCAAATCTGTACCAACATCTACCATGTCGTTCATGGTACGAGCAGTTGAGTGGATAAGACTCGAACTGTCTACCCTCAATTTTGTAGCCCACTCTGGTGAGTAGGTCATCTCTGCATCAATCCAAGCACAAGACTTTCCTTCTTGCTGTGCTTGTGCAATCAATTGTAGGCAGAATGACGACTTCCCAGAAGACTTGTTTCCCCAGACCAACACCTGACGACCATATGGAAAGCCTCCATTAAGACTTCTATTCATTCCAAATGAAGGGGTTTTTGCAAATTCAGTTTTTGCTATTTCACTTCCTAATGATATTTTCTTTCTAAGTTTTGGATTTAAGTTTGCTAAGATACTTTCTAAATCAGTCATTTAACCAATCTCTCTTTGATAGTTTTTTTATCCAATCTTTAAAATCTTGTAGCGACATATCCATTTTCCCTCTATTACAAATGTAGCAACATGCTACAGAATTCTTAATGGTGT